TTGCGCCAATACTAAGCAACCGTCGGGACAAGCGCTTTTGAAAGGAGCGACTATGAGCGGAAAAGTATGGGTGGTGACTGAAGGCGAATTCTCTGACTATCGGATAGTCGGGGTGTTCTCCACGAAGGATAACGCGGAGGCGTTCTGCGCTGCTCACGCCCAACTCAGCGCGAGCGATTGCCCCGGAGTGGAAGAGTTCGACATGGACCCCGAACCGCCGACGGCAGTCACGGCAATCAGAGTTCGTATGACGAGGGGTGGTGGCGGGGCAGCCGTTGGTAGCCCCGAACAGGTCGACGCTGCCGACCTGGGCTTTCAACACTACCTTACCGGGTTCGGGGATTATCAGCTTGTCTGGAATGTGCAGACGGACGACCCGGAGCGCGCCGTCAAGGTGGTCAATGAGAAGCGCGCTATGCTGATCGCCGCCGATGTATGGGGCGATAACGACAAGACGAAAGGGTTACTAGGCCGAAGCTGACCTAACAAGCGCATAGCCGGGAAACCGGCACAGGGCTGCACTAACTGAGGTTAGTCCCGCCCGCATTTGGAGAGGACCGGCGCGCAAGCGTCCGCCCCCTCCAGGTGCGGGCGGTTTTTGTTATCCGGGGTGAGACACCCCACCACAGACGAGAGGAGAGGCGAGATGCCAAACGAGAGCGGACAGGGCGAGACGCCCGATGTGAACGTGGACGCAAACGAAACCCCACAGGGCAGCGGTGAGACGCCGCAAGTGCCGGAGACGTGGGACGCATTTCTCGAAGCGCAACCGGAGCCGGTCAAGCAACTGTTCAGCCAGCACGTTCAGGGATTGAAGGCGGCGCTGAGCACGGAGCGCGACCAACGCCGGGACTTCGAGAAGCAGCTACGCGACGTTGCCAAGCAGTTGGAGGACGGCAGCGAGGCCAAGGCGCAACTGGAGCAGCTTTCCAGCCAGTACGAGGAAGCCGAGCGGCGTCTGGCCTTCTACGAGAGCGCGCCGGCAGAACTGGTCAACGCCAAGCTGGGCTGGCTGGCTGTGACCGAACTCGACGCCTTCGACCGCCGGGGCAACGTCAACTGGGACGCCGTGCGTGAGGCGTACCCCGAACTGTTCAAGAGCGCCAAGTCCCCCGCGCCGTCGGCTAACGCGGGCGCGGGCACGCAAGGCACGCAGACGCCGTTCTCGATGAACGACGCGGTGCGGGCAGCGGCGCGGCGCAACAGCCTGTAAGCAACCCTGAAGGAGGGTAACGATGGCTTTCAACAACATCATTGGCGCATCTCAGATGGACGGGATGATCCCCGTCGAGTATGCGCGCGAAATCTTCAACACCACGGCTGAGGAATCCGCCGTGATGCGACTGGCCCGGCGCTTGCCGGACATGCCGACCTCCACCCGCGTCATGCCGGTGCAGTCGGCCCTGGCCCTGGCCTACTTCGTCAACGGCGAGACGGGCCTCAAGCAGACGACCGACGTGCAGTGGAGCGGGCTGACGCTCACCGCCGAGGAAGTCGCGGTGATCGTGCCTATCCCCGAATCGGCGCTGGATGACAACCAGTACCCGGTGTGGGATATGGTCTACCCAGAAATCCGCACGGCGTTTGGCAAGACCATCGACGCCGCGATGCTGTTCGGCACCAACAAGCCGTCGAGCTGGCCCACCGCCATCCACACCTACTGCGCAGCCAACTCCAAGACCGTGACGCTGGGCACCAACGCCGACATCTACGACGACCTGCTGGACGACGGCGGGGTGTTCAACATCGTGGAGGAGTCCGGCTATGCCGTGACCGGCTCGCTAGCGCACCTGGCGATGAAGGCCAAGCTGCGGGGCTTGCGGACCTCGGACGGGCAGCCCATCTTCATGCGCACGCCGCAGGAAGCCGCGATGTACGAGCTGGACGGCACCCCCCTGGTCTTCCCCCTCAACGGCTGCATGGACTCTTCGAGCGCCTGGCTGATCGCCGGTGACTGGCGGCAGGTGGTCTACGCCATCCGTCAGGACATCAGCTTCAAGGTCTTCACGGAGGGCGTCATTCAGGACGCGGCGGGCAACATCGTCTACAACCTGATGCAGCAGGATCTCGTGGCGCTGCGCGTCGTCTTCCGCCTGGGCTTCCAGATCGCCAACCCCGTCAACCGCATCGACTCCAGCACGCAGTATCCGTTCGCGGCACTGGTCCCATAAGGAGGCTGACATGGCTTTGACCAAGAGACAGCAGCTCTCCGATGTGGAGTTCAGCGGTGACGTGAGCTTTGAGTCCGGTAGCAGCATCGACATCGAATCCGGCTCAACGCTCAAGATCGCCGGTACGCAGGTGACGGCTAGCGCTGCCGAACTCAACATGCTGGACGGCGCAAGCCGCGTCATCAAGGTGCTGCGCGTGGCGCTGACGGCAGGCACGACCACGACCGGCGGCGACGTGCTGAGCGTTGCCAACCCGGAAGGCGCGGACTGCATCATCACGCGCCTGATCGTGGACGTGACGACCCCGGCCACCGGCGTAGCGACGGCTGACTTTGGCGTGGCGGCTGACGGCGAGACGTCCTCAGACACGCTCCTGGATGGTGTGGACATCGGGACGGCGGCGGCGTTGTTCGACAACGCAGACGCCACCGACCAGGGCGACAACGGCAAGCTGATCCGCACCTGGGCCGATGACGAGTTTGTGACCGGCACGCCCAGCGCGACGGCAGCGGGACTCGTGGGCTACGCCTACATCCACTACCACGTCGCATAAGCAACCTAACCGGGCGGGAGCATGACCGCTCCCGCCCTCTAATCAGGAGGGAAAACAATGGCTGAAGGCAAGGGCTGTTTGAGCGGATCACTGACCGCCGCGACCACGTTCACCGGCGGGGATATGCTGAACCTGTTGAATCCGGAGGGGGCGAAGCTCCTCATCACGCGGTTCATCATCAACGTGACGACCCCGGCGACGGGCGCCGCGACTGTCGACGCAGGCGTGGCGGCATCCGGCACCAGCAATGACGAACTGCTGGACGGCGTGGACATCGGCACCGCTGCGATTCTCGTGGACAACATAGCAGGCGTCCACGCCGAGACTGTCGCCGCCGCCGTCGTGGAGTGGGGCGCAGATGAGTACCTGACCGTGACGCCCAGCGCGTCCGCTGCGGGGCTGGTCGGCACCTACTACGTCGAGTACGTCCGGGCCTAGCCCGGAACGGAGGGGGCCATGACAGCGACAGCCGCACAGATCGCGCAACTCCGGCGGATGACCGCCGAACCGACCGAGGCTACCTATGAAGATGAGGCGCTTGCCGGTTACATCGAGGCATATCCGTGTCTGGATGAGCGCGGGGAAGTGCCCTACACCTGGGACACCTCGACCGAACCGCCGACCCAGGACGCTAACGCCGACTGGGTGCCCACCTACGATCTGGCGGCTGCCGCTGCCGACATCTGGAGCGAGAAGGCGGCGGCGCTGGCTGCCGGTTACGACTTCTCCACCGACGGGGGCAGCTTCCACCGCTCCCAAGCCTACGAGCAAGCGCAAGCACAGGCCCGCTATTGGCGGGCGCGGCGCAAGCCCGCTACCCACACGCTCCACATGCATCCCGAACCGGACACCGACGACAGCACGCAAAGCTGGGTGCTGAACATGCCGGAGGACGACTAGATGCATCTGAAAGGGGAAGCTGGACGCATGCCGACAATCGCGCCGGGCAATGGGGGCGGCTTTCCTCCTTTCACGCCCCCATCCCGGCACCTTCACCCTGTGTTCGTGAAAGGAGCGACAGGATGAGGATTCTCTTTACCGGGGCAAGCCCCTGGACCAACTCCGGCTACTCCAAGCCGTGGCGCTACCTGCTGCCGCGCTTGCATCAAGCCGGGCACGATCTGGCGCTAGCAGCGTTTTATGGATGGGGCGGCACGATTGCCGACCTGGACGTGGGCGGTGCGCCGCTGCGCATCTACCCACCCGCCGCCGACACCTACTTCAACGACATCATCGACCGCCACGTGGCCCACTTCCGGGCCGATGTGGTCATCACCCTGCAGGACGTGTGGATTCTGGACAGGTGGGGGCAGCGTGACTTCCGCTGGTGTCCC